TCCCGCAGCAGAGCCAATGCCCATTGCAATGGCGTTAGCGGTTGAAGTTCCCGATGCAGATCCAGAGACAATCGGAACTGCATTCGCAGTGCTTGTGCCCGCAGCGCTGCCTGAGCTGCTCCCAGCCCACCCACTGAAGTCCGCGGCGAGGATATTACCGGATTTATTCGTGCTTGATGTCGGATAGGGTGAGGTTAGGCCTGCCGGAAGCGTCGTCCCGCCAGTGTTCTGAAGCGTTCCGTTCTTGTAAAAGTATGCCTTGCCGGCGACAATCTCGGCCTTGATGACATCGCTGGTTGTGAAGGTGGCGAAAGATGAGCCAACCGTCGATCCGCCACTGTAAATCGAGCCGTTTGAGCCATAGGCCGTGGAATTGGTCCCGGTTCCGACCCAAGTGGCGGTCGGGTCCGCAAGATCATCAAAGCCGACATTGACGTTACCGCCGAACGCCATGTTTGGGGTTACGGTGTAATATCCCGAGGCCAGGGTCGTATTGGCCTTGGCGAGGTTGTCGCTGTCTTGACCGCCTGTAGCGGAGAGGCCGTCGCTGCTTAGAGTGTAGTAGTGGCTAGTGTTATTCCATTCCCACGCAACGCTGTTGTTGAGCAGCAGAACACCGCTGCCATCCTCTAAAAGATATCCATCAGGCGAGCCGCTTTCGAGCAGATACCTGTCTGCCACATCACAGAACCTTGATAGCGCGCATGTAGCTGCCCGCCTGAGGCGTCACCGTTCCCGCGCTTTCGGTGCAGCGGAGCTGGATGGTGGTCGCGGCGTTCGTCAATATCCGCACATGGAAGATGAATGAATGTCTGACGGCGGTGGTCAGGGATGAAGTGGCCGCGTGAACGACTGTCGTGGAAGCCTCAATGGTTGCCTCGGCGAATACCTCAGCACCGGTGATGACGGAGGTGGTGAAACCCGTAACCGGCGTCGATTGATAGCGGCTCGTGGCAACAGTGGGCGCCGAACTGAACGTCCACGTCCAGGTGACAGTGCCTGCTGTGGTTTTCAGGAAATAGGCGTGGCATTCGATTTCATAGATGCTGCTGGCATCAAGCGAAATCGTCGAAGTGAAATAGTCCGCGATTGTCGAGCCGAGGGCAGCCCCGGTCGAGGTGTATTTAACCGACCCACCGCCGATTGAGGTGATTTGGGCCAGCGTCGCCTTCTTCGACGTTCCACTCTGGTTGCACGCGAACTCGTCACCCGTCGCAGGCGTTGTAACCGCAGATAGTGCGCTGATCTTGGTGTCGGCCAACGCCTATCTCCCGAACAGCGAACGCATCGTCTTGTCGCGGGCCTCGAACATGCGCGGGCGGACGATAGCCGGGTCTTTGTCGCCGTTCGCATAGCAATCAGAGACAACTGCCTCCATCGCCCCACGAACCTCAATCATGGCTGGCTTAAGCCAAGGATTTCGGCAATTGACGCTAATGCCGACACCTTCTGCAACGCGAGGATAAAGCCGTTCCGCACTCGGCTTCAGTCTATCAGGAAGCTGCGACGGAAGATCGCGTTCGGACAGCCAGCGATGCGAATAAGCACGAGCCTCGAAGCTGATCGTTTCCGATACCGTACGCGCCATGTGCATCGCCGCCTCTGGGTCTTCCGGCTGCGGCAGATGCGGGTTGAACGCGGCCCACATCCTTGAACACTTGCGAACGTCTCCCGCTTCCAAGGCGGCGCGGAAGTCATCCTGGCGCATTAGTCGATCGTGATTGCGGTCGAAGTGGAAAGCTGCGGCGTCACGCCATTGCCAACCGTAATGTTGGGCGTGACTGTGCCACTGAACAGGATCGCCGTAGTTCCGCCGCCAGTTTTGCCGGTCGAGAAGTGAGTCACCGTCCCAGACCCGCCCGTTCCAGCGGGGAAGCTGATCGTCGCGGCCGGAGAAACGCTGTTGTTGGTAACGGTCCATCCGCCACTAGTTCTTGCGACGTTCGTTCTGGCATAGCTGGTATAGGTCGTTTCCGAAGTTGACATTGTTCCCGCATCGCCTGGATCGGCGGTGTGCAGCGCTGTATGGATGTTCGTCTGCGGCGAGGTCGCGGCATTATCCGCGTAATTGCCCCACGCCGTCGCGTTGAAGATAAGCAACATCAACGCATTTTCTGTGGTGTCTGAAATGGACATTGCTTACTTCTTTCGCTTTTCGGGTGCGGCCTTGACCGCGCGTTCGACCTTGGGAGCAATTGGGACGGCGAAGCCCGCTTCGATCAGCCGAATAGCCTCGGCGTCCGCGAACTCCGCCTCATCCCCTGGAATGAGGACGGTTGCTCCGGCAAAACCGACAAGCAACCGCACCCGCATTAGGCTTCCGCCTTCTGAACGGCGAAGTTGAGGACAAGCACGTTGTCGCCAGCCGCCGAAGCGTGAAGGTTGGTCAGCGTGATCTGGAACGAACCCGCAGCGGTCGCAGTGACCGCAGGAATGAACGTCCCGGCAGAGGTGTGCGTCTTGATGCTGACATTCACAACATCGGTCGCCGCAACCTTGCTGTTGGTCACGGTGAACTGAGCCTCAGCACCGGCCGCAACCGTCTGCGAGACAGTCGTAATCACGCCAGTGTAGGCGTTACATGTTACGCCCGTTGAAATAGAGGTCGCCTGCGTTACCGCAGTCTGCCCCTGCAAGACCAGAACGCCATCGCCGTTGCGATAGCCGGTCACATTGTATCCACCAGCCATTTCGGCTTTCTCCAAAAAGAAGGGGAGGACCGGAGCCCTCCCCGGATTAAGGTTAAGCCAGCTTGAGGTGCTTGATGGCCGAGGTCTGGATCAGGTCGCCATCGAGGCGCACGATCCCGGCGAGGCCGATGTTCGGCCAGTAGTATTCGCGCCGAACGCCGATCACCGGAGAGCCGACCTTGCGGACGAAATACTTGCTGAAATCGCCGAACAGGATCAGCTTCTGACCCGTGGTGAAAGCCGAACTCATCGCCTGGTTGATGCTGTAGGGGTTGCCCAGAAGCGAGGCCGGCTGGCTTGAGCGAATGTCGCCCATCGACCAGATATACTGACCTTGGCCGTCCTTCAGTTTGCGAACAGCAGCAAGCACAGTGTCGTGCATCATGAAGCGCGACTTCGGAGACGCCCGATACGCCGGGTCAACCGAGTGCAGGAGGTCGATCACCTCGTCCGCGGTGAACGCCGTGGTAAGAGCGGCAGTCTTGCCGGCCGTGGAGGCCGTCACGACGCCGTTAGGGTCGCCCGTGCCGTCGCCCGTGGTAAGCTCGGTGTTGACGCGGCGGGCAAGGCGCTCGCCGAGCAGTTCACCGATGAACGATTCGACGTTGATCGCGCTGTCCTGAAGCAGCTCCATCGAGATCTGCACCCAGCTCGTATCGTAATCGAAGGCGTCCAGACGCATTTTGCCGAACGTCACGTCCTTCGAGCCGTCGTCGGTCATCGCGGCGGCTTCCGTGTGCTGCGAAACCGTCGAAGCGGTATCGTCAACGGTCGGGAAGTCGATCGGATTGCCCGAAGACGTATTCAGGACGTTGCAGATCGCCTCGTCATACATCGGACCCCACATCTTGAGGGTCTTATCGACGGATGCCGCGAGGTCTGTCGGAACGGTGTAACCGCCCGCCGTGGTCGTGCCTGCCGTCTGCGCGCGGAACTCGGTAACACCAGCCTTCAGCGCTGCGCGATGTTCAGGAGAAAGCTCCTGCGGGTCGAAGCCAGCACGAACAAGCGCGATGAACGCATCGCGATATTCGGGCGTTTTCGGCTCATCGGCGCCGCGGCCCTCGCCGCTCTGGTCAGGACGCTTGGCTTTGCGGGCCTCTTCAGCTTCCTTCTCCAACTTGGCGACACGCTCTTCGCGAGCAATGTTGGCGTCGATCTTGTCGAGTTCGCCCATGATCTTGTCATGGCGCTGCTCAAGCTCCGTCGCGCGGGCTTCGTCGGTATTTGCCTTGATTTCGTCGAGCGCCGAACGGGCCTCGGTGACAAGCTGGCCGCGCTTGTCCTGCATTTCAGTCAGGTTCATGTTTGGGTCTCTCTGTGAGAAAGCGCCGTCATCGCGACGGTGCGAAAAGCCTTTCCCAAGGGCCGGTTAGGGCTCGGCTTGCGCCGGGATTATTCGGGCTTGATGCCCCGAAACTTTTGTTCAGATTCCGCCTTGCGGGCGGCGATGCGGGCGAGGGCGGCGGCGGCATTGCGCTTCGCCAGCTCAATCTCTTCATCAGCCCTGGCGCGCGACTCCTCCATCGAACGAAGCGCCGCTGTAGCGTCAGGATATGCGGGCATCGTCACTGGACCGACCTCGAACAGATTCACTTGGCGCACTGTCCTCAATGGCAAGTCGCCGCTGAAATCCCATTCGTCGCCGCCCTTTGGGACGTTGAACATGAAACTGGAGCCGTCCACGTCGCCCCGATCCATGGACACGCGCAAATCGCGCGCGGCCGACGTATCAGGAAGGTCAACCTCGTAACGGAGGCCGTTATCGTCCTCTGTTAGTCGCAGTGTTCCCGACTTTGTGCGGCCAAGAACCTTTGACTCATCATGGTTGAAGAAGGAAAAAACGTCCCCGGCAAGCGCTCGCTCGAAAGCGCCGGGAAGGATCTTCTCCCTGAACGCGCCGCCGATGACTGTCTCGCTATTGAAGACGGCGCCATAACCGGCAACCGTCCTATTCTCACCGTTTAGCCGGATCTCTACCGGAGCCTCGATCTTGCGGCGCTCCATCGTCATTGATTCCCCCCATTGGCGGGCGTTACCGGCTTTGTCTGTTCTCCGCTCTTATCGAGCGGGACAGTCGCCCCTTGTATGTAATGCTTGTCCATCAGCGGGTCGTCGCTCTTCTCTTGACCCATGTACTGAGCGCCTGCGTTCGGCGTATAAACCGCGCATTGGACAAGGGCCGCAACGGCATCGGCGCGCGTCTTGAAGTCACCGCGCAGAAGACCGTCAAGGTTGTGCTCGACGTATCTGCCGCCGTTCCTCTGACCGAACAGCTTGAGGTTCATTTCCTCTTCAAGCGCCTGCGCCCACTGGCCGACCAAGTGCTTGACCAAGTGAAGGTCTTGCTGCTCGGCATTGGTGAACGTCGCCCGCTCCAAGTCCTGCAAAAACACAGGCGGTAGATTGAACAGTCGAGCGATCTGCTCGACCACAAACCTTTGCCCTTCCGCCATCTGCCCCTTGTCGGGATCGAAGGCGATCGGCTTCAATTCGTATCCAGGCGGAAGCTGGACGATCGGGGCGCTGGACTCGCGCGCTATGTCAATCGACCGCTGAACATCAGCCATCGCCCGCTTCATGGCCTCCGGGCCAGCCGGGAGGGGACCAGTCAGGCCAAGCGGAGGAACCCCGCCTCCGGCAAAGAACTTGGCACCATATTTGTTCATCGCGAGCGCGAGCTGGATCGTCTCGGCGCCCTGCATGATCGGGCCGTAGTGGCAAAGACCGTCAGCTCTGAGCATGAACGGAACATCGATGACCTCAGATGCCTGGTAGGTCTTTGTTCCAACCTCGTAAGTGGTCGTTCCGGTAGGCGTCCGTCTCACCGTGGCTCGCGTCGGATCGATCGGCCACAAGGCAACGATATTCGTTCCGCTGCGCTCGATGTAAAGTAGTCCGCGGCCTCCGGTGAATACCTGTTGCCAGAAGTGCTGGCGCAGCTTGAAGCTCGTCCACTCGGGATTAGGAGCCTCGTGGATCAGCGTCTCTAAGCCGCCCTCGATCCGCTTGGCTCCGTCTGGCAAATTCCGGTATGAGTGCAGTGGGAGCGCGGCTAGAGTGCGGGACAGGAACGACACCGCCGCCCACACAGCGGGAACAGTCAACGCCGTGGTGATTGTGACCGTGGGCAGAGCACTGTCGCTCAGAGCGAACACGCGGAGGATATTTGCCCCCGGCCGCTCGATTGATTCGCCGGTCAGCGACGTAATCATGCGCTTTTCTGCAAAGATCGGATCGTCCGGCCCCATCAGGCGCTCACCAGCGAGAAATTCGGATCATCCCAGGGCGAGACGGGGATCAGCTCCTGCATCATCGCCTCCACCCCTTCCGCCATTGCCAGAGCC